GACTTCTATGCTGGTTACGTTGAACTAGCTGCTCGTATGTTCGGTGGATATGTAACATACACGTTCAATCCCGTTACTAAGGCACTTAGAGTAGTAAGAGACTTCAAAGGCTCAGGAGAACGTATCTTAATTTGGGCAGATGTTCAACGTCCTGAAATTGAACTGCTTCAAGATCCGGGTGCTGGCGTTTGGATAGGGGACTACATTCTTGCTGTTCTTAAGGGCATCATCGGTGAAGCTCGTGAGAAGTTTGGTAGCATTGCAGGACCAGGTGGCGGCACCACTCTCAACGGTACTGCGATGAAGGCTGAGAGTAAAGCCGATCAAGAGAGATTAATCCTAGAACTCAAGAACTACGTAGATTACAGCCAACCACTCACTTGGGTCCAAGGTTAATGGCAACTGAAAAAGAAGTTATTTTCAGACTGATTGACGAACTAAACAAAGGGCTTGCTGAAGGTACGATAACACCCGAGCAAGAAGAAAAGATGCGTGACGATATCGGTGATCTACAAATGAATGTGATCACCGGCGATTTATTCGAAGGTTAAGGCTTGACAATCCCTGATTCTTGTGTTATATTATAAGAATGATCATAGGAATTACAGGTCTGATAGGATCAGGCAAAGACACCGCAGCAGATTATCTCTGCACATTTCACGGCTTCAAGCGTATGAGCTTTGCTGGCGCATTGAAAGATGCCGTAGCAGTTATCTTCAATTGGGACCGTGAACTTCTTGAGGGTTCAACCAAAGCCAGCCGTGAATGGCGAGAAGAAATTGACACTTGGTGGGCAGAACGATTGGGTATCCCTAATCTGACTCCCCGTTGGGTATTGCAGCAATGGGGAACAGACGTTGCCCGCAAAAACTTTCATAACGATATCTGGGTGGCAAGCGTAGAGAATCGCTTACGGGGAATCAAGGATGATATCGTAATCACTGATTGTCGCTTTGCTAATGAAGTACACGCTATCAAGAGTGCAGGTGGCGTTACTTTGCGAACGCATCGTGGGGCAGATCCTATCTGGCTTGAAATAGCAGAATTACACACTACAGCGGATAACGACAAAGATAAGACATACTTTAAAGACTTGCTAGAACAGAATCATGATGTTCATGCTAGCGAATATAGCAGTATTGGACTAGATTACGATTATCACATTGACAACACCGGAACGATTGACCATCTACACAAACAGATGGAATCAGTAATCAACCGTTAAGTCTCCCCTCTTCCATGTGACCTCTTTGCGCTTAACGACTTCAATGCAGTTGAGACATATGGTTCGTAGATTACTGAATGCTATATTGTTCAAATCACCGTCAATATGAAAGACGGTCATCTGACTAGGATATATACTCTTGAAGCCGCAGATATCACACTGCGGTTTCTTTTTGTATCCGGCCTTTTTCCAACTGGGCACAATAGGTTTCTTCTTAGCCTTCTTTTTTCCGCAGTTATCACATATACTTCGGTAATAGGTTTTACCGTTGCGGATGTAGTTTATCGCACAATAGTTCTTATTACATTCCTTACATATGGGCCTTTTTAGCATAAGAATATTTATGCATTTTAACCTTTAAAGGTTCGGTTAAACCAGGTTTTTTCACTTATACACTAAATAATTATTAGAATCTTGATGTAATGTATATATCAAGAAGGTGGTAAACCTCAGAATCATACAAAGGAAATTAAATTATGGCACTAGTATCCCCGGGCGTAGAAGTAACGATTACAGACGAATCGCAATATCTTCCAGCACCCACTAACTCAATTCCTTTTATTCTTCTTGCAACAGCAGAGAATAAAGCAAATCCAAATGGTACCGGAGTAGCTGTTGGTACTACCGCAGCTAATGCTGGAAAACTATTTCAGGTAACAAGCCAACGTGATCTTGTGACTCTTTATGGAGAGCCGTTCTTCTATACTACTTCGAATGGGACTCCTATTCAGGGTTATGAATTGAACGAGTACGGATTGCTAGCAGCGTATTCAGCACTTGGCATTACTAATCGTGCATTTTGCTTAAGAGCAGACATTGACTTAGCAAGTCTCGTAGGACAAACAGGTAGACCAAGTGGTGCACCTGAAGATGGAACTTACTGGTTAGACACTTCTATCACAACTTGGGGTATTAATGAGTTTGATTCAGTTACCGGTCAGTTTACACTACAGCAACCGATCGTAATCACTGATTCATCACTATTAGACGGCGGATTTCCGCTACAGTCAACCGGTGTTTTCGGCGACTACGCAGTAAACGCTATTCCAACTTATGAAGTACCTACTGCGGCTGATGCAGTTCAATTCTTCTATAAAAATGTTGACAATGTTTGGGTATCAATTGGTTCTCCGGAATGGTTAGAATCATGGCCAACTATTCAAGGGGCTAATTCAGTAAGTACATTGACTGCAGGTGATACTCTTACTATTAACATCAACGGTAGTTTCGGCGCAACACTTACTGTTCCAGCCGCACCTGATAATACTGTGAGTTATATGGCCTCACTAATCAATTTACTAAACTTCCAGTTCTTGTCGGCTAGAGCAGCAGGAACAGGAACAAGCCAAAGTTTGCAATTGTTTTCTACTCAAAATGCTGGTCAATTGGGTGTAACTACACCATTTTCATTGACTGTTGCAGGAACAGGAACACTTCTTGCTGACTTGGGTATTTCTGCTGGTACATACTATCAGCCAGGTTTCGATTATGGAACTTCTGCTGAACAGCCACTTTGGACTACTGGTCAAACATTCCCTAGACCAAGTGGTTCAGTTTGGCTCAAAGTCGGAACAGCTGGATCTGGCCTAAACACTGCAATTTCTGTTTGGAATAGTACTTTAAATACTTGGGTACCTAAAACAGTATCCTACGCTACTTCTGACGTTGCTGCTACTAATGCACTTGATTCAACTGGTGGTAAGAATATTCCAGCCGGAACAGTATATACTCAGTATGATTTTAATGTAGCTACATTTGCTTCTCAGGCTTCTCCTCCTCTATATTATTGGGAAAGACTTGCAACCGGTCCAACGATAGTTACGGGCAGCGTTACTAATCCAACATTTACTGTTGGGCCCTATTCTCTTGAGGTGATAGTGTCTTTGCCGGGAACAGGAATTAGTGGCACTTACTCAATAACATTAGGTGATGACACTGATGCTACAGATTTTGTAAATGAGTGGAATAGTACTGCTATCCCTTATACAACTGCTACTGTAACCGATGCAGGAGCAATTCAGATTACACATACCCAAGGTGGTGAAATCTACATGAATGATAGAAGCAACACCACAGGCTTGCCCACTACTCCATCATTACTAAGCGCCGCAGGATTCATTCCTGGATCAACATTAGGAGTGAAAAACGGATTTGGTGACCCTTTTGTCTTCCAGCCAGTGCAATCATCAAGTAGTGGATTAGGTGCAAACCTATCTATTAATGTTGGAACAGCTTATGGAAAATATTACGTTAACCCTACAAGCTTTCCTAATGCAGGATCAGGTTTTGCAGTCGGTGATACCGTAACTTTCTTAGGAAGTGCTATGGGCGGCACAGCGCCTACTAATAATCTTGTTGTTGAAGTAACAGCAGTTGTTTCTGGTGCAGTCACAGCTATTACACCAGTTAGTGGCGTAGCAGTAGCAAACTATACTACTCAGTTATCAAACTGGGTTGAATTTGATATGACTGCAAACGAAGGTGCACCGGTAGCTGCTCCTGCTAACCTAACTAATTGGTTCTACTCAGTTGTTGACGAAGTAGATATCATGGTTAACACATCAGCTGGATGGAGAGGATATAAGAATGTCAATTATGACGCTAGTGGTTTCCCACTCCCAAGCGGTACAAACTTAACGGATCCAAACGGACCAATCGTAAGTGCAAGTGAACCAACTGTACAATCAGACGGAACTGCTTTGGCATACGGCGACATTTGGATCGATACATCTGACTTAGACAATTATCCAATCATTAATCGTTGGCAGCAAGTTGATACTGTTGATCAGTGGGTAAGAATTGATAATACTAACCAAACAAGTTCAACCGGCGTACTATTCGCTGACGCTCGTTGGGCCCTTAACGGTACAACTAACCCAGTTGACGATCCTATCCCATCGATTGTGAGCTTGCTATCTAGCAATTATTTGGATTTGGATGCGCCAACTACGTCACTTTATCCAGTAGGTATGCTATTGTTCAACACTCGTCGTTCAGGGTACAATGTTAAGCAATACCGCACTAACTACTTTAACACAACTCAATTCCCGGATGAGACACTTCCAGTTGAGAAGGCCGCATGGGTTTCAGTAAGTGGTCTAGAGTCAAGCGGTGCTCCTTATATGGGTCGTAATGCCCAGAGAGCAATGGTTGTTCAAGCAATGAGAGCAGCAATTGATTCTAACGGTGCAATTCGTGATGATGACAATCCATTCAACTTGATTGCAACTCCGAATTATCCTGAATTGCAACCTAACATGATTACTCTTAACAATGATCGTGGTCAAACTGGATTTATTATCGGTGACACACCAATGAGACTGCCAGATGACGCAACTGCAATTCAAGCGTGGGCAACAAATGCTGCTGGCGTATCATCAACCGGAGAAGACGGTCTAGTAACCCGTGATACTTATATGGGTCTATTCTATCCATCAGGGATTACTAATGACTTGCGTGGTAATTTAGTAGCAGTTCCCCCATCACACATGATGATTAGAACTATTCTTCGCAACGATA